TGGGAACTATAATAACAATACAACAAATTGAGGACGCCGTATCTAAAGCTGGAAAGGCTTATTGGAAAGTTGCAACCGAGCAAGGCGCAATGTCTTGTTTCGAGGATAAGGTAATAGAGAATCTTAAGAAATACCCTAACTCTCGAGTAGATGTTGATGTCGCAACAAGCGGGGATAAGCAACAATTCAAGAACATTCGAGCTTTCAACAACGTAGTGCCAGAGATGACAGCGCAAACATTAGAAATTGCGCCAGTAGTTGAGGTAGTTAAGATGACCGATAAGTTCACAGAAGCCAGAGATAGTAAGAATGTGTCAATCTTCACCTCTTACGCTAAAGACTTATTTGTAGCCTTACTTCTTCAAGACAATGGAGAGAATGAGACACAAATGGATGATTTAGCACTAATGGCTCACAGCATAGCTTTAGTTAAGCTTGCACGTGACTCTTTTAGTTAGGCCAGCTACAACACTTTATTTATTTATTTATTACTCTTCGGGTTGGGCTTTCGCACACTCAAGCCTTAAGCAAAGCCTTAAAAGGCGTGCTTACCTTGAATATCTGCAGATATTCAAGGGCTTAGCGCCCCACGCTAAGCTTAATTCTTTAAGGGGCGAAAGTGATATAAGGCACAGGGTTAGGCAAGGCCTGGCTCTGCCCTGCTAACCATATAACACTTTCGCCTGCTACTCCTTTCTCCCCCTACTCCTTGTAAAGCGTAAGGCAGGCTACCCTTCGGCAAGCTTCGCTTGGCCTGTTCTTAGGCTTTACTCCCCCAACTCCCCCCTTTGCGAGCTCGCTTCGCTCGCTCGCCCCACTCCCTCACCCCCCAAACCAATGTGTATGATGTGTATGGGTTGGTTGTGTTTGCGGTTCTTGAGTGGTTGGGGTGTGGGGTGGGTAGGCTTCGACACAAGATTTTTTAATATTAAAATAATAATTCATTGAGGGATTTCCGTAACATTTATAAAGCGACCCTGTTCTTTTCTTATTATTATTATTATTATTATATACTTAAGTATATATATATATATAAGTACACTTTATTTAATTTAATTATGAGAGAAAATAAAACAATTTCAATAAGTCACGAAATGATTTATATGTTAAAGAAGGAACCAAACGCATCTAAATTAATCGACGACCTACTACAAGACCACTACTCAGATTCAATAATACTTAAAAGAAAATATCTACTTCAAAAAATTGGTAGATTAAAAGAGAAAAAAAAGGAAATTGAAGACCTTGAAAAAAAATTAGATAAAGATTTTGAAGAATTACAATGCCAAACCGACACTACATTAAAGGAAGACGGAAAGAGTACGCCGTCTGCAACAAACTAAAAGATGAAGGTTATGATATTGCTCAGCGGAGCGCTGGTTCTCACAGCCCTATTGATATATTTGCTATATCTAGAACTGAGAGAATTATCAAGCTTGTTCAGTGTAAACCCGACAATTTTAACTCCAAAAAAATCGAGTCAGAGTTGGAATGGCTCAAGGGGAACTTTCGTGTCGAATTCGAGGTTCTTTGAATGAGAGGAGAAATTCAAGATATTAAAGAGGTGAACTGGGATTGTGAGGAATTAAGAGAAATTCGGGACATGATGAAATTATTACCACTAAAGATACAACTTACTTTGGAGGAAATGGAATGGCTATGGAACAAAAATTAGATGAATGGCAAAAGGAAGTTATGGAAACTGAGGGGAATATGTGTCTCCGTAGTGGGCGACAGGTTGGGAAATCCTTCGTTATTGGAATTAAAGCGGCAAGATACGCACTAGACCACCCCAACAAACTTGTGATGGTCATTTCTAAGACAGAGAGACAAGCTGGGCTACTCTTTGCGAAAATCCTAAGAAGTGTTCACGATATGGACAAAAAGCAAATACTAAGCGGTAAGGACCGCCCAACAAGACATTTAATTTCTTTGAAGAATGGAGCGAGAATCCATTGTCTCCCAGCTGGAGATACGGGATACGGGATTATGGGATTCACTATTGATTTATTAATTGCAGATGAGGCCGCGTGGATTCCCGAGGAGGTATGGAACTCGATAATCCCCGCTTTAGCAATTACTCGAGGGAATATCTGGTTATTATCGACTCCATTTGTGAAAGAGGGTTACTATTATTCTTGTTTTAACGACCCAACTTTCACAGCTTTTCATACTTCTTCGGAAGACTGTCCGAGGAAAGACCAGATATTTCTAGACCGACAAAAGGAGATACTCACGAAGGCGCAATACACCCAAATGTATTTGGGAGAATTTGTAGATGATGTCTTGAGATTCTTTTCAGAAGAATTAATCGCAAAATGTTGCACTCTAAAAAGGAGACCACAAATCCGTAGGAATAGAGATTACTATATTGGGTGTGATGTCGGGAGATTGAAAGACAAGTTCACTTATGAAATCATTGATGGAACAGAGAGAGACCACCTCGAGCAAGTGGAGAATTTGTGGAATGTAGAAACACCACTCACGGAATCAGTTAGGAAAATTATCTTAATGAACGACCAATACAACTTCAAAGCGGAGTTAATCGACTCAGGAGGAATGGGAATTAGTGTCTGTGATATGTTACGAGAAGATGACAACAATAAGAGAAAAGTCGTAGAAGTAAACAACGCAGCAAGACCCTACAATCGAGATGGAGGAACTAAGAAAATCTTGAAAGATGAATTGTATTGTAATTTAAAATTACTAATGGAACTAGGAAAAATAAAATTACTTAAAGACTCCGACGTGGTAGAGAGTCTTCGGTCAATCCAAAGAGACTTTAGTACAGAAACTGGAAAGTCTAAAATCACGGGTAGAGAGTCTCACGTAGTAGAAGGATTGATTCGAGCAGCTCACGGAGTAAAAAACAAAACTTTAAATATTTACATATACTGAAAGAATAAATGGCAGACACAGGGATATTCGCAACAACAGCAGAAGTGGCAAGGAAGGCAGGAGCAAATGCAAGTTCAGTCTCGGTAGCAGAAGCATATGTAAATGACTTTATGACACAAGCGGAGAGTTACATAAATGTAGCAACTAGATTTAATTGGAGCGACGCCTATATGGGATTAGACGCAGATGTCAAAGCAATTCTAAAAGAAGCAGCTTCAAACATCGCAGCAATTTATGTAATTAGTTACGATATGACTAACTTTAATTCTAGACCAGAGGCGGAGAGTATGATTACTATTCTAAGAGATGGAGCGCTTCGGGCAATAAGTATTCTGAGAGATAAGAAAGCCGAGGATTTCATCAATGGCGCATAATTTTAAACTATTCCCCGAGCTAACAAATACTCAAATGCAGTTTTATTATTTTGAAAGTCCACATAGACAAATCACTGAGAACTTCTCCGCCAAGGTTGTAGAAGTTCACGACGGAGATACAGTTAAAGTAATGTGGAGAGAGAGGAATTTCGAGTTTAGAGTTAGATTATCATTCATACAAGCGCCCGAGTTAGATGAGGTTGGTGGAACAGAAAGTAGAGACTGGTTAAAGGATAGAATTGAGGGACAAGAAGTCGAGATACAAGTAGACCCTTTTAATCGTGTAGGAAAATGGGGGAGACTTATTGGAGACATAATCTTCGGTGGGGAGAGTATGTCCGAAGCACAAATGAGAGATGGTAGAGCGAGAAATATAAACGAGGTAGTTTTCGATGTCGCTTAATTTCGGGGGAGGAATGTTTAGAGATTCTGGTAGGATAATTAATAGTTTTGATTTTGCGGATTTACTAAGAGGGAATACTTATATAGAATTTTTCGGGGGGAAATTAAATATTGAAGAAACGGAAGATGAAAGTTACGAGGAAGCAACAGTAGCTTATTATTTAATGGACAACCAAGCAGATACAGAATGGGGCGCTCAATCTTTCGAGATAGGATTCGAAAGTGGAAATGCAGAATTCTTTATAGAAAAAATATCCGCTAAAATAGTTTATGTAGACGCTATGGGAGAAGACGATTCAAATATAAAAATACATCTTTACAAACTAGATGTAGATGGGAAACCAACGGGGACGCCATTATATTCGTCGGCAGCCATTACTATATCCCATGGAGATAGTTACAGGGAATATACTTTAACGACTCCCTTAAGAGTATTGGCCGGAGCAAAATATGCAATCGTAATAGAATCGATAATAGATAACTTCGACCCGCAATATGTAGGGTGGGATTATGGAGAAACAAGTTTATACACAGGGGGAGAATATATGACCTCCGCCGACGCAGGCTCAACGTGGACAAAAGACGCAACAAAATCCTTCTTATTCAAGGTTACAGGGAAAGTAAGAAGTCCATATACTTTATTTACCAATAGATTTGATAGCGACCCAGAACAAGAAGCAGGAGAACAAGACATTCAATTCGACGTAGCAATAAATAAGTCTTCAATAATAGAAGGAGACGCCTTACTTAATGTGAATACATCAGGACAAACAGATATTAAAACAAGACTTTACAGGGTAAGAAATGAAGTGGAAACATTAATGGGAACATCAACAACCTCATTAGATACAACAAGAAAGGCAATTACCATACAGATAACAAAAACAACTCTAAGAAAAGGAGATGTTTTAAGATTAAGAATTTCTTCAGCTACGGGGGTTTTCACAATAGACTACTCCGACAACGATAGCGCCGCAGAGAAAAATTTAAGAATGTGGATTCCATTCAAATCGGGAGAGATAACAGTATAAAATGCCAGAAACAAACATAGATTCAACAGTTGCAAGTGACTTAACATCAGTGATGACTGACTACTCAGTAGATACAGCGTCGACAGATGGAGCTTCGGGAATTGGAGAAACTACTTACATGAACCAAGATTGGAGCAAATGGTTAGGATACTATAAAGCAATCCCAGAACTAAGAGCTGCAATAGACGCAAAAGCTACGTGGACAGTAGGGAAGGGAGTTTTAGCAGAAGAAGAAACAATAATGTTATTAGATACAATTATTGGATTCGGGAAAGATTCATTCAACACGATTCTAGAAAACGCAATAAGAAATATGCAGATAGGGGGAGATTCTTTTATTGAGATAATAAGAGATAAAGAAGATATACTAATAAACATGAAACCCTTAGACCCCTCAACAATAAAGATAGTGGCGGATAAAAAAGGGATGATTTTAAGATACGAACAAATTACAAAAATTGAAAAAGCAATTAAGAAATTTAGACCAGAAGAAATGTTTCACTTAACAAGAAATAGAGTGGCGGATGAAATACACGGGAAGGGATTAATCGAACCGATAGAGAATATTATCCTTATGAGAAATGAGGCGATGGAAGACTACAAGAGAGTATTACATAGGAACATCGACCCAATGATGATATTCCATTTAGACACCGACGACGAAACAAGGATATTAGCGTTCAAAGCAAAGATGGACGCAGCGAGGGGTAAGGGAGAAAATATGTATATCCCTAAGGATGCAGTAGTTCCAGAACAACTATCTCTAGCGCCCAACGCTACATTAAATCCATTACCCTGGATTGAACAACTTAATAGTTATTTCTTTCAAGCCGCGGGAGTTCCTCAAATTATAGTAGGAGGTAGTCAAGAGTTTACGGAAGCCACAGCAAAGATAGCATATCTAGCGTTCGAGCAGACAATCGAAGAAGACCAACTTTACATTGAAGAACAAATGTTAAAGCAGTTAAACATAGAGATAGAATTAGAGTTCCCAGCAAGTCTAGAGAATGAATTACTTTCGGATAAGAAAAAAGATGTAGGCAGTATGCAGACACAACCTAATGATACAACTGCGGAGGTAGAAGGAAAATGATAGAAAATGAAATAGTCCCATTAATTAGTTCGGTAGGATTTCCAATAGTTGTAAGTTTGTGGTTTATGTTCAGAACAGAGAAAATTTTCAAAGCCAACACTGAAGTATTAAATAGAATATTGGAGAAGATATAAAATGGTAGTAAAAAAAAGAAAAATAACACCGCAAGAGAAAGCCTCGCAGCCAACAGTAAGCAGACAAACTCTAGGACAAGACCAAACACCAGAGAACTTTAGTCAAGGAAGAATTGGTATTGGTGAAGAAGTAGCAGGGAGGACGCAAGAGGAAAGAGCAAATGAAAACTTTGAGATGGAGGAAAGGAGAAGCGGAGGAAGGACTCAAGAAAGAAAAATAGAAGATGTCGAACCAAAAAGAGAAGCAGGAGGAATAAGCGAGGGGATAGTAGGTTTTGGGAAGAAACTAGAAAGCACTCCAATTATAGGCGGGGCATTTCAGGGAGCGGAGAAGATAGCGGGAAAAGGTTTGGAGTTATTAGATAAAACATTTGAACTCTTTGGAGGAGATTTATTTAGCGATGAACAAATAAGAATAAATAAAGATACTTTCGGGATAAAAGATGGATTGGATTTTATCAAAGACCCAAAAGTTTTAGAATTCATAGGGGCAGCGACTTTAGGGGTAGGAACATCTTTGGTTTTAACAAGAACCGCAGTAGGAGTTTCGGCGAAAGTAGGATTAAACAAAATACCCTTAGCCGTTAGAAGCGTGGCTTCAAGATTCGCAGCAAACGGGAAGAGTGTAGCATCGACAAAGGGACTGTTAGGGAAATTAGGAATGAGCAATATAACAGCTTCCCACGCATTAGCTATCCTAGGGACATATCCATTTGCAGGATTCATAAAAGAGGAAGCATTACAGACAGCAGGAATGGGATTTGAAAGCGCTTATTGGAATGGAGACAAAGAGGGAATGGAAGATGCCATAGCTATACAAGATGAAATGCTAGACCCTTCAATGTGGAGTAGAGTAGTAGCCAAAGTTCCTTTCGCAAATGTTCTAGGGTCTCTAAATGATTATTGGAAAGCAGCCTCGAAGAAGAACGAGATACATAAAAAAGTTTTACAAAGTTTAAAAGGAGGATAAAATGGAAGAAAAAGAAAATGTCGAAGAAACAAAAGAAGATACGCCAAAGGTGGTTCAAGATGCTAATGCAGCTGCTGAACGTTTGGAAAAAGCCAATCAAGAAAAAGCGGAATTACTCTCGAGGGAAGAAGAAATGATGGCAAGGAAAGCATTAGGAGGAAACTCAGAAGCAGGACAAGCTCCAGCAAAAGCAGTAGGAGAGACGGACGAAGAATACTCTGAGAGATTCAGGGAGGGTAAAGTTAATTTATTAGAATAAAATGGAAAAAACAAAACTGGAAGAAGAAATAAAGAATACTACAGTAACTATTGAGAAACTAGAAGAAGGTCTAGAACTTAATAAAATAGTATTGGCAGCGTTTCAAGTAGAGTTGGAGAAATATAATGCATAAATATATGGTTCTTAGAGGAGCTCCAAATTTGATGAGACGAGTAATCGAAGATATACAGAATATTTATTATAATTATTACAACAAGAAGACGGGTAAAGTTATCGGCGCTCTACAAGTAATGCCGAGGGAAATCAAGGGATTCGAAGTATGTTTCCCTGATACAGAGAAGAAGAACATCAAGAAGGATATTCAAAAAGTTCTAGATAAACACAACCTCGGAATGAATGGGGGAATAGCTGTTCATTGGGGACCATTCAAGAAGGACAAATTTAATAACGGTGTGGAATTAATATGATACTAGAAATTGAGGTATTCTTATTTGGAGTAGCAGCACTCACTATTAAGATATACCAACTATGGAAAGAGGGGAAGTTTAAGTAACATTGTAAAATCATTCGGGGGGTTTTAGTTATTCGGTCTGACGAAAGATTTAAATAGTTTATTTTTAGATATGGGTTATGGCAAACGAAGCAGTTAAAGTTGAAGGTCCTTATGAGGTACACAATTTCACAGTTGCAGAGGGAACAGGAATTACTCAAAATACTTTATGTAAATTAACAGACCCACGAACAGCGTCGGCAAGTGACGGAGCAAATGTTTTCGCAGGGATTGCAGCAACAGAAAAAGTCGCAAGTAATGGGAAAGTAGAATTAGGTTTATACACAACAGGAACATTCGTTTTAACAGCCGCAGCAGGAGCAAGTATTACCGCGGGAATGCCAGTAGTTCTTTCAGGAGCAAACTTAATAGTTCAAGCAGTCGCAGCAGATTTATTAACAGGAGCAGTAATCGGTAAAGCGAAAGAGTCAATAGCAAGTTCAACAACAGGCGAAGTAACTTTAGGAGCGTTCGCTTAGAATGGCAGCCGTAACAGTTGGAGCATCAGACATTAGAGGAGAGAATATTAACCGTGTGGTGAAAGTATTCGCTCAGAAAAAATTCAAATTAAAACCATTACTACAACAGATTTCTTCTAGTAAGTGGACAGAGACTTATTATAAAGAAGACCCAACAATCTTAACAGCAAGTGGAACTCGTAACATTAAAGAAATAGGACGACTATCAGAATTCCCTACTGTGGAAAGAAGCTGGACTAAGGTCTCATCTGAACACTATAAGTACGGTGATGAAGGTCTAATCTCTTACGAGGATATTTTAACAGACGCTATAAATGTTCAAGCAAGAACACTTAACGGTATTGCGGAGTCAATCGTTAACGCAATAGACATAGCAATCTACGCAGCACTAACATCAGAAGCTTCTACAAGTGGAACAGTTGCTTCCGTAGCTCCGTGGGATGATTCAACAGCATCAAATCAAAATCCAATCAACGACATCTTGAGAGGAATCCAAGCAATGGACGAGAACAACTACGACGCTTTAGAAAGTGGTTTACTATTATTGAACCCGCACGACTACGCCTCACTTATGCAAAATTCAAAAGTAATTAATAACCCAAGTTTCAAGACTGCGGATGTAGTAAGTAATGGTAAGGTAGGTCAAATCTGTGGTTTAACTATTGTTAAGACAACAAGTGTTACAGATGATGAAGCTATGATTATAATCAATAAAAGAACTGCAACATGGCAGAGTGTAGTAGGAATGACAACAGCTACAATTAAGAAAGAAGGTATCTCAACAACAATAAGGTCGTGGGAGATTGGTCAAATTCAAATAACAGACCCGAAAGCTATCTATACTATTACAAATACTGAGGAATAAAATGAGTAGAAAAGGACAATTATTACGAGGAGAGAAATGGTTTTTAATGAACAGAGACTCAGACGGTAACCTTAAAAAATTCATTGAGAAGGACGAGGAGAAGATGAAAGACATTAATTTATATCTAGAAACTAGGGCAACAGAAACTAAACCTAAGGTAAAGAAATAATGGTCGAGCTTATAGGGGATAACTGTGAGCCAAAGGAATTAAGAATTCCTAAAATTGAATCTAATTACTCTGGAAATGAAGGAAATCTATTTCTATCAGGAGCTAAATTGTGGTTTAATAATGGAACAACTACAGTTATAGTAACTTCGGGATAGGCCAATGGCCAAAAGAAAACTTTCTAATTTTTATACACCCTTACCGACAGGTAAATTCACAAGACCAGAAGGCGCAGGGAACTTCGACAATATGGACGACTACAATATTGTTAAAGCGATAGACATAACAGAGGGTAAAATTCAAAATACACCGACGGAAGATAAACATATTGTAAATAAAAAATATGTTGATGACGCAGTAAGCGGAGTTGTAGTAACTGAAAGCGACCCAATCTTTACAGCATGGGACAAAGACCACGCAGATTTAAGTAATGTTACGGCAGACCAACATCATACAAAATATACCGACGCTGAGGCAATAGTCGCAGTAGGCGCTCCAGCTTTAATAGCAACTCACAAATCAGACGCTTCGGCTCATCATTCAAAAACAGTGAGCGGAGAGATAGACCACAACACGACAATCAATACTCATAATTTAACAACAGACATCGACCACAATACAATAACTAATAATCATAACTTAACTACAGATATTTCTCACGACACGATTACAGTGGGGACAATCGCAAGTCACGACACAACGGCGACAGGAACAGAGTTAAATACTTTAACAGACAACTCTATGGCGGACGCATTACATAGACATTCAGAATTATCGGCAAGTGATGGAAGTCCTGACCCTGCCTTAAGTGTTGATGCAACAGGTGATGTTGGAATTGGGACGAATGCTCCATATACAAAATTAGAAGTTGTTGGAGATACAAATGCACAATTACAAATTAGAAATAGTGAAACTGCAGACGGTACGGAAGTAGGAATAAAATTTACGCCATCAACTTCGAAAAGTTCAGGTATAGGAGCAAAAATATTTGCCAATAGGACTAATTCGGGTGGTATGGGTAATACTGATTTACTTTTTCAAACTTCTGATGGTTCGGTTTTAGCAACTCATTTAGCTATAAAAACTGATGGAAAGGTTGGAATTGGAACTGATAGTCCAAATGAAATGTTATCTTTAATGGATGGTCAAATATACTTAGGACAAAGTACTTTGAACAAAGAAGAAAGTGGAAGAATAAGATTTTC